GTTGCCTTGAGGCTGCGGGGGTTTTGTTTGTGCCATAATGACTTTGTGGGCAATTGCATATGACAAATGCAGTGCAGCAAGTAATCCTTTCGAGTAAAAGGAATCGACAATATGACTAGCGGTATTTATGATTTGCCACCGGACACAACAGCCGGTCTTGATTTTAATTATGCGGTATGGTCTAACGGAACAATTGTTACTTTGTGCAATGTGCCCTGGAATGCTGATTATCGGGACATTGTGAAATTCGCCAACGGTCAGACTGATTTGGACACGTATTTGACCACTCAAAGCGGTCCCATTGTCACCATTGAGAATATGACGTATGCCAAGGTGGGTCAGCCGGTGCGCGTCAGTGTGCCGTTCAATCAGGCGTTCAAATATAACTATCTGCGTGCCGCTAACCCGGCACAGCCGATTGCCGGGGATATGCCCCGGTCCTTTTATTATTTCATTACCGATGTGAGGTATGTGGCACCGAATACCACGGAAATGCAAATTCAATTGGATGTGTGGCAGACATTCGGTTACGGTGTGACATTCGGTAACTGCTTTATTGAGCGTGGCCACATCGGTATTGCCAACGAAAACCAGTTTTCCGACAACGGTAGAACCTATCTCACTGTCCCTGAGGGATTGGACATTGGCGGGGAATACCAAATCATCACCCAGTACAAGCACACTATTGCGAGTGCAAGGGATGAAAACTATTCGATCCTTGTCACGTCCACTGTTGCCCTCAACGAAGACCCAGGCACCATTGAAAACCCGCAACTACATTCCGCCAAGGGTTCCCAATTGGAAAACTTGCCCAACGGTGCGGAAATGTATATTTTCTCAAACCTGGATCATTTCACGCAGTTTATGGAAGCATTCTCCGACCGTCCCTGGATCACTCAGGGAATTGTTTCCATTACCGCTATCCCCAAAATGTCCGAATACGGTATCCAAGCCGTATCGACGATGATTGAGGGTGTGTCAGTGTGGGAAATCGATCCTGGACAGTTGCGCCGCAACAAGGTTCCCATGAGGAATAACTGGAGGAACGAGTTGCCGATGGGTGACGGCAACCGCTACGGCTTGCTGCAAAAATTCAAGGTGTTCCCCTATACGGTGCTGGAAATGACCTCCTACACCGGGACACCGCTTGTGTTGAAACCTGAGAATTGGGCCGACTCCCACGCAACCGTTGTGGAGGTTCCGCATTTCGCGTCATCCGGTGCGAGGATCATGTTCTATCCGTACCGGTACAATGCCGCGAACCCTGGAGCCGACCCCGATATTGATTTCAACTACGGGACTATCAATGACGGCGGGGAATTCTATGATATGGCTACCGGGATTTACAATTTCCCCACATTCAGCCTTGTCAACAACGGGTACATCCAATACGCTGCGGCGAACACTCACGGCATAGCTTTCCAGCATGCCAGCGCCGAATGGTCACAGCAACGAGCCTTGACCGGTAATCAAATGTCCTACGATCAGGCAACCTCAGGGATGGAACTGTCCGAACAATTGAACCGTCTAGGCATCAACGCCGCCACGCAAAACACATCCCTTGCCAACGAAACAGCATCGTGGAGGGCATTGCAGGGTTCCATCAACGGCGGCATTTCGGGTGCTGCCGGTGGTGCCAAGGGTGGGCCGGTGGGAGCGGCAACCGGGGCATTGATGGGGGTAGCCAATCAGGTTGCGTCATGGGCGATTGAGGTCAACCAAAACAACCAATCCCTAGGTATTGCGAACAACCTGTCTGGTTCCTCCAATCGGGCCACGGTGGAGCAACAGGGATACGTTCGGGACACCAATAAGAATTATGCGGATTATGCGGCACGCGGGGATTATCAAAACCAAATAGCCGCGATCAATGCCAAAGTCCAGGACGCGCGGCTGATCCAACCCACAACAGCCGGTCAGGTTGGCGGGGACGCTTTCAACCTTGCCACCTACAAATGGGGATACGACATCAAAGTCAAAATGCTCAACGCCGGGGCAATGCGTGCCATTGGTGAGTACTGGCTGCGGTACGGTTACCAAATAAACATGTTCGGTCAAATGCCTAGTTCCCTTATGGTCATGACTCGATTCACCTACTGGAAACTGCGGGAAACCTACATCACAGCCGCGCAATGCCCCGAAACATTCAAACAGGCAATACGCGGAATCTTTGAAAAAGGCGTCACAGTCTGGAACAACCCCGCCGACATAGGAAACATTGACATAGCAGACAACGCAATCGTGGCAGGGATACAATTATGAGTGCGTGGCGCACAGCCGGATTGGCACTAGTAATCATCGCCCACGTTATTCTCGTGGCTTATGTAAGCAGGGTATCCAATGGCTAAGAAAAAGAATGATTTGGTTTTTACTCAGTATTATGAGCCGCATTTGAATGGTGGGCAGCGGAACAACCCTACCAACAATCAGCAGGTACTTACGGAACGTATGTATTTGCGGGTGTTGACTGAGTTGTGTGCTAATCGTTTTAAGTGGGTTGGTTTGCCCGATACCATTGATGAGCGTTTCCTGGAATTGACGTTGTTTTATCACGGTTTGGCAGTGTTTTATTGGGATAAGGATATTGACCGGTATTTGACGCTGAGGGCATCGGGTGCGGGTAGGACGAATATGTATGATAACCCAACGAGTTTCACGGTAACCGGTGGAGCAATGATTAATAAAACATTGGGGCCAAAGAATTGTGTGCCGATTTGGAGCAACTATTTGCGAACACCGGACCTGGATATTGTGATGCTGTATTCCAAGAAACTTGCCGACATTGACCGCACCATTGAGATTTGTGCGCGGAACATGCGGCAAACAAAGGTTATCCGCACGACTGAGGATCAGCGTCAATCATGGGTGAACATTGTTCGGCAAATGATGGAAGGGCAGGAGGTTGTTTTCGGTACACGGCAATTGAACATGGAAGATATTGACGTGATGGACCTTGCCCCGCACCCCGAAATGCTGCCCAACCTGCAAATCGCCAAAGTGAAAATGTGGAACGAATGCATGACCCTGTTAGGCATCAACAACGCCAATCAGGAAAAACGGGAAAGGCTCGTTGCCGATGAAGTCTCAGCGAACGATCAGCAAATAGCCGCAACGCGGGCAATCAACATGAACGCCCGCGTCCAGGCATGCGAACAAATCAACCGCATGTACAAACGGTTGAATGTCTCGGTGCGGTTCAACCTGGACACACCTGAAACACCCCAGTTGGCGATTCCCTACTTAGAGGGAGTATAGAAATGGCAACGTTTACTATCACCCTGAAAGACGCGTTGGCGATTGACCCGGAATTGCTGGATGCCGAATATCCGATATGGAAAGAGGAATACCGGGAAACCCTGGATCAGACAATCAAGGATTGGTTTTGGAACAGGGAAATAGGGCAGGAAACCATTGAATTGTTCAAACTCGCCTATCGGCGCAAAATGAACCTCATTATGCCCCTGTACAATCAACACTACGTTTTGTCAGATATTGAGCTGAATCCACTGGAAACCATCAACATTAGGAATCTGTCCACTAGTGAGGGTGAGACAACTGGCAGCGGGAATTCCACCAACGAGTCAAACAGCGGTGCGAAATCCAGGGTGGTTGCATCGGATTTCCCGCAAACCCGGTTGGCGGGTGACGGGGATTATGCCTCAAGTGCCCAGGATTCGGTATCCGATGCACTTGCGGCTAGTACAACGACGGAAACGAATTCCGGCACGCAAAACGGCACAGTAGACTCCACAACGAGCGGTTTCCAGGGTCATTCGGCGGTGTTGATAGCTCAATATCGTCAAACGTTGGTGAACATCGATATGATGATCCTTGAGGAACTGGAATCGCTGTTTATGCTGATATGGTCAAACGGGGATGAATTCACTGAAAGGCAAGGCTACGGTTATGGCTATTACGGATTTCCCTTTTAGGATTGGCCCGATAAACAACATCACCCCGTTTACCTACCGGGACGGGGTAACCTATCTGGAAATCCTGTATTTG